CGATCTAGCGCTGTTTACCAAGCACCCGGCATACGAAAACCTTTTAGTTCCGCGATCAATCAATACTCCAAACTCAGAAAGCGGGGCGTCAACCAAAGGGGTGCCAGACGGTGTTACTCTGAAAACATCAGTATCTTCGGCAGCACCAAGTATTAGTGGCAGTAAAATGTCAAGCTCTTCGTGTGTTGGGTGCATGGTAATTGTCCCGCCAACAGCCTCTTGAGTGATTCGGCACCTCTCCTCTCCCATGGAACGAGTTCCCCGTATTCCATCGGAATGAAATCGAGTTTGCTGCATTATGACGTTCTCAGTTAGATACTCCATCTCAACAGAGTTTGTGTCAAAGTCTGTAATCACATGACCAAGTGCTGCGTCTGCTGCCGATCCGATGTCAAAAGCCATCTTTGACTGATGGCCCATTTGTGGAGTACCCATGTTTTATATCCCTCTAATTTCTCTGCTGTGACATTTGATAATGAGAGAGGAGTGGTATAGGTTTCTCTCCCAAAATGCTTGGGGCGACGTGATTGGCCCCGGCTGTACTGTGACGGTGTAAATTTCGGCAACATCAGTCAGGTTTTGGTTCCTGAACGCCCGGCTAATTTTTTGTCGCCACAATAAATATTTGTTTTGATTGGTTGAAAGATCCTGATTGTCGGCTGCCAAAATGGTAACAACAACAGGGTAAATAACCTCATCCCTCGCGTTGGTCCCGCCAGTTTTGGGCAGCGTCTCAACACCAAAGGATGAAATGACGATCATGGGGTAATCGTATGTCCCATCATCAGCACCTCGGTCACTGTCTAACTTTCGGATAATTACATCTGAATTGTCAATTGAAGTCAGAGAAAGTGATCGAATTTTTGCCTGAGCAGCCGTGCAGCACGCATAATGAACGGAAGTGCCGCTTGATGACGAATGAACGTAGAAAACCGGAGACTCTGCGGCACCAGTTGAGGCGTTGGCGAAGTAAATGAAAAAATAGCCCACCCCAAGATCAAGGGCCGTGGCCCCGTTGCCCGTTATATTACTGCCGTAGGACGACCAAGTGCTTCCCAAAGACCCGGTAAAGGCCATGTATTTGGGGGTTGCGTTTGCCGTAAATGAGGACGTTGTTACTGTAAAGCCAGTTCCGTCAATGTCGTCAGCTATTGAAAATGTTGACATAGATTACTCGACTATCTCGCCCGGCAGAAGTTCAAAAACCCTCTCGCCAATTCTCTCAACGCAAGCCACCTGAGTCTCCTCTGTTAGATACATAAACTCCCGCTTGGGAATGTTAGAGTCTTCAGACGGGTTGTTGTTGTAATCAGCGTAAAACAAATCCGTTCCCACCGTAACGCTTCTTTCGCCAATTGTGGCGTCTTCTGTTAGCTGGCCGTAGAGGTCGCCACTCAGAATCAAAAGAGGGTGCGGACCCCAAAGTGACTCAGTAACCGGGCTGTGCGGCGGCCAAGAACTGCCGTCGCTTGATGCTTTCTGGGCGAAAATTTGGACAAAGTTCTCCCGAAGGTGTTCTCTGCACTGAGATAGTGCGGATTCATAAGGCTCGGCTATCAAGTCCGCCTCAAGCTTGTTCACAGCCTCTATGGCCACCCTTACGGCTTCGTCTAAGTCCATTTCTTAACTCCGCCCCCCTGAGTCGCCGGGCAAGGGAAAGCCCCCAGAATCGCCTCTGGCGGCCCCTGAGGGCTTCTGAGAGCTTTTTCGCACCTTCAGCCAGAGTACTTCGTGGCGGGGAAGGGATTTTTTGATTTCCGGGCTGTCGTCGGCGGATTTTGAACTTTTGAAAACCGACTCAGCCTGCCTCTGAATTGCGTAATAGTTTTCTTGCGACTGACGACACAGTTGGCTAAGAATAGAATTTTGCGACATGGACTTAAGAATAATTTCAGCATCTTCGCTTTGAAGGCTTGATGCGTAGGGATGGGTTATTTCATCATTCCAAACTTCAGACCACTCCCTGTCTCCAACAAAAAACGAAGCGCTGTCAGGTTTTCCATCCTCGTCTGTGCCACTTACTACCATTGCAGCTTTAAATTTGGGAAAAACGGTCCCCATTTTTTTAACCAGCCGTTTGTAAAGAGAAACGCGGGAACGAGATTCTGCGGTAAACGTGTAGCCGTCCGCTGGCTTCCTTTGTTCCTGCGCAACCAACGAGGCTAAAACTTTGCCGAAAACTTGGTTCATGTCTCCGCCGCCACGAGCTACTAAGTCTCGCCTTTCCTTACTGCCCGAAGCTATGTTCGAATACGAACCTTCTGGGTCGGCAAATGTTATGTCTCGAATAGTTTTAGTGTTTTCTTTTCCGTAATTGCTAGTCGTTACGGGCCTCAAAGAACTACGAGGGCCATCGCTCGGCTCTACTTCGTAAGTCTTTTGACTAGAATGAATCTTGTAAAACTCGCCGGGATCAGTGTTTGTTGTTTCAAAAGATATGAGGCTGCTTGTCCCCGCAGCGAATCCCTCTGGCTCGGAACCTGTTACCCACATATCTCTCACGTCTGTGTGGGAGATATTAGCAGCACGGGCGGTGGGAACATAAACATCCTTAAAATCGTGATATCTTTGATTAAGCCACGTGGCGTCGTTCCGGAGTCCGCTTTCTATGCCCTGTGCATAAGCATCACCGTAGTCTTTTTTGGAACTAGCAATCCTGTCTAAACCAAAGTCTTCAACAAAGTCATCTGCCAAAAGTAAATTGTTTGTGCCACCACTCTCCCGTCTTATAAATTCTTCTTGCTTAAAACCATCGCGCCCCCCGGTTCCTGCTAGCCCTATTATACGGCCAGCCATTCTTTGGTAAAACTTTTGCGGCAGCTCGTGCGTATCTTGCTCGTAAGGAGCTGTCCCTGCGTTTGGCCCTGATTGTTTTCTGTATATTTTTTCTAGGGTCCGTGGAAGATTAGCGTCGGTCGGGTTGTTTTTAAAATCACTGATAAGATCCTCATCGTTTTCTGCGTAAAATTTTAACTCCGAAAGGAATGCTTTTGCAAACATATCTGATCGTTCTTTCAACTCATTTACATACCTTCCGTCTGCTACAGCCACACCTAAAGGGGCATTCCAAGGAACGTCAAACGTGCCATCGGCAAATGCCAATTTATCGTACGCCTCCTCCATTGACAGCCCAGCAAGCCCGCCACTTTCTTCGAATGCCTTAACAGCATCTTTGTACACGTCGGACCTTACAAGCTCAAGCAACCGCTCAGCCTCTGCCGTATCCCCAAACCCCATTTCACGCCAAGGTTGCTCTATAAGGATTGCCCAATCAGCTACAAATTCATCTCTTGCGCCTTCTGGGACAAAGGATGCAATCTCATCGACAAGCCTATCGCGCTGCTCCAGAGCCTTTTTAACTTCATTAACCTTGACTCCATCGATCGCTTCGTCACGGTATTTTCGCCAAGCCTCGCGATCCGAGTGTTGGCTGAGCAAAATTCCACGTTCGATGTCTTCTCTCGAATCCGGTAAACTAAGATATTCTTCTTGTTCTTCATCTTCGCTAAACTTAATCTGTTCAGCGTCTTCTAGCGTTTCTTTAACAAACCTTTCTTTTCCGCTTGATTTTTTTGCGTAGGGAAGGGGCTTGCCTTTTTTCTCGGCCCTGCGGTTCAACTCGTCTTTTGCTTTTTGGTCGCCGTCTTCAGCCAGAGCGGTTAGCTCATCCTTCTTCATTCGGATGTGGTTCTTGTCGGCAGCACAATCATTGCCTTCGCGGAATCCCCCAGAACCCGGCCCCGGACCACCAGTCGCGCCACAGTCGTCTTGGGGTTCGTCGTCGGCCTTGAAAACAGATAGCCAGAGAGACTCGTGGCGGGGCAGGGATTTCGGCTTAACCCTCTCCTTTAGCTGTCGGGTTGGGATCACATCGTCATAAGTCTCGTCGGTTGCTTTGCGGTCGCCATACTTTGGCTTTTTGACAAAGACCGTGTTGCCAATCGAGACAGCTTCGTCGGCGTACATAATTTCTTTGCCGCTTGTCTTGTCGTAAAAGAAAACAGCGTGCTGTGGGTTGTATCCAACAGGAGTCCACTTGTCGATGTCTTTGGGAATCGATGTGTCATGAGATAGCTTTCCGGCAACGGTAGCCAACGGCCACTTGTTTTTGCCGTCCATAATCATCTCCGCACCCTTTTCGGCGGACCTCATTTGAACGCCGCCGGTCACCTTTGCGACTGGCTCATATGCTACTGCCTTTCCAACGCCCCAAGAATTCGGCTTGGCAGTGTGGACAGTCACCGCATAGATGGGGTTGTCTGGGTCCGCTTTAACGCTTTTTTCGTAGGTTGGGATGTCGATTCGAAG